GTTTCCTTTAAACTTCTCAAATATCGCCCCCTAATCGGTTCAAAACCGTAGGAGGGTACATCTGAGATCTTGCTCGAGTCTAATATAGAAAAGAGATAAAATTCATCCATATGAGCCATTTTTACTGGCCTATAGGATAAAGATTTATACCTCTCTCCTTCTATCCCATTGAAATTAGGTAAGACATTGTAAGCTTCTTGTCGTGAGACAATTAGCCCAACATCACCTGCTTCCAACGGAACTCGCGCTTCTCTCCAAACTTTCGGTATTAGCCTTAGTAGACTTAACCATAAAGGTCGAAAACGGTCATCACAGAATGTGACTCCACGGAGAAGCGAATACTTTCTCAAGTTATTCGCCACTTGAAGCGGGTACGGGACATTCTTTTTGGAGCCCTTTAGATGAAAACCTCTAACGGAACATCCTTTAAAAAAGTCCATACCACAAGACTCAAAGAAATTACCAGCCAGGTAACTCTTTGAGGTATTAATCTCTAACCCGGCGAGGGTAAAGAGATGTATAGCATCATCTGTGTATTTTTGCGGTAATATAAGATCATCACCGTAAATACTAACAGAATCCCATTCTTCAACGGGAACGACAGATAGAGCCAAGCTAAGGAAAAGCAAAGACTCTAACTCAAAGGTAAATCCATTACCCATAGAGGAAAATTTCTCTAAAGGTATTACTTCGTCATCTACTCGAGTTTTTTGGACTCTTGCAGTGTCAAGTAAATGGAACCACCTATCAGGGAGGATGGTTCGCACCAATCCCCATGATATATTGTCGCTAGCATTTGAAAAATCTATCGTGGCTAAACCGGCTTTATAAGCCCTCTTAGTCATTGATCTATTTTTCTCTTGATATTTGATGCTGTACCCAGCTCTACTTAAAGAAGAACGCAAAACACTGCCAATGCCCAACTGAAAATATATATTCAGTGAAGGCTCAAAGCAGCATCCGCGACGTTTCCTAGAGTCCTTTGGGACGGTAAAGAATACGTTATGATCTACAATTTGTAAATCCGCATCTTCTATCCAATTAGGACCCATGATAGAACGGGCAAAAAGGAGAAGTGAACGAGATAGAGTAATGGAACCTCTATATTTATCACTACGTGAAAATCCTTTCATATCAAGTAAGGACGAGTCTTTACCTGACGAAAAGCGCATACCACGTTGTATCGCACAAAGTTTATTTTCATCAAGAGGCCCAAGGATCTGTTTACAGATACCCCTAGCTTTCTCGATTAATGGACTTTGTCTAAGCTCAGAAATACGAGCGTTAGTAGAGCGACACTTCCTTTCATTCTCAAAAAACAGTTCTCTTGCTTCAGCCTCTAAATCTCTTTCTAAAGGGAGATTAGGAGACTTCTTAAGTAAATGCATGACAAGTGAATCGTCAGCATATGACTCTGCCTCTAAGTATCCTATTGGATCACAAAAGAGGGAAGATAACTGTTCCCATTCTCCACAGTCACATAGGATGTGAACCATGAGAGAACGGGGAGTATCCACAAGCTCGCAAAGAGCTTTGCAGAAATCAACTTCAAAAGATAACTCTTTAGAGAGGTTGACGTTACTAGAATTAACATTCATATTGGCTTCCTTAGATTTTAAGCTAAAAGCTTACCGTCTATAAGTGAATAGTAGCTCAAGAAACTTTTTCAAGAGCCGCCACGGTATTAAGATAAAGATCAAATTAGCCCCAAAGTGGGTCTCTTTTGAAATATCCTTTTACAATGGCATCGCTAAGGGCTGCACCGCATAAATCTGCGAATACAGTCCGATCAGCGGCACTAAACGCCTCAGGCACAACTATCGATACATCCATAATGGCTGTATCTTTAACTGTGTAGCCTACTGAACTATCACCTAGCAACTTAGGAAAGGTAAGCTTTACGCTTGCACGATCCGTCGGTCTTTTCTTAGAACTCAAATCAAAACCGAGTTCTAACCGCTTATCACCAATTGGTGAGGCGGCAACCACTGTAGCCAGTACTGATTTAACAGCACTGATATTTAATGGTTGAAAGACATGATTGTTAGCATTTTCAACAAGTGTTATTGAAGTTGGAGTTGGCATAATTGCCTCCATAGTGAACATAAATAACTGTATGTTCGATCAGCTCGCAAAATGCGAAGGGTTAACGGCAAAATTGCCTAAGATCTCAGCAAATTGATGAGGGCAGCGAAATTCATTATTCGCTTCCAACTTAGAGACGGCTCCCACGTTATGTGAGGAATTAGTTCTAAGTCAAATTGATTAAACGCTATACGTTGGTGCGATTTAAAATTGCACTTGTACGGTTCAATCATCTCCCAATTACCGAGGATTTTTGGTACAGCCTCAATGTCAGCTTCTACTCTTGTAGACGCAGAACCAACAACTGAGTCGACCCCATCAAGGGAATCAAGACTCGAGAGGATGTTACCGATGTTACCAAAGTAATCTATTACGAAGCTAAAAGGCACTGCCTCCCAACCGCTTTCAAGCGCGTTGCCAGTAGTAAAAGAGGAATCAAAATATCCTTTCTTAAACTTAACAATCGCCGTAACGTACGTGGTAACTGATCCTTTTTGGAGATAGGCCCAATCGTTATCCGAATATGAACCAGGTAAAGCTTGACGCATAGTAAATTGGAATCGTTGTTTCAATCCCTTATTTACTTTGTCGAGCAGTATCCCCATCAGTTTGTCAA